ATAACAATAGTATCACCATCACTTACACGTAAAACTTGTGTATCATAGGTAGCTGAGTTCTTGGGCATCTTTTGAGCAAATGCCTGGGTAACTAATAGCAGCGAGAGAATTGCAATATACTTTTTCATCCGAATAATCCTTCTAGAGATGCGGTTTCTTTAACTTGCCAGCCAATACAGCTGAGTAAAGAGTTAAGGGGTTCAAGAAAAGACTTCTCAAACATTTTATCATAATCAATATATTCCCGAATTTTAAATTCAGGAGGTACTTCACCAGCAAAGGTAATAACATGGGTACCAAGTGGATTGGGTTCACGAAGATACAAGAACTTAATCTTATCACCCTCTTGAATCAACTGATACTTTTTCTCTAGCCCCTTACTTGTGACTAGATGATTATATATGAGAGCACCCCTGACGTGAATCGGGGTACCCTTCCTAAAGATACCGTTAGAGTCTGCGTACTCTTTGATACCGTTAACACCACGAGGGAAAGCAATATCTTCTGGCTCAAGACTATGCCACCTGGCTTCCAGATCTACTACATACTTTCTTAAAGTAGTCTCGTCCTTAGTAAGTGCAATTGCTACTGCCTCTTTCAATGCCTTCCGTACCGGAGCAGGGGTAGAGGATCTAACAATCTCCATACCCAGTACTTTTAGTTTAGGGGGATCGTATGCAACACCCTCAGAGTTATAAACGTTAACAGCATAACGTTTCTTAGCAATCCAGATACCTCTATCGGCAATAATCTCGCGCTTGAACTTAATCTTACGCTGGTAAGTATTCAGATAATCCGAAATAGACTCACAAGCATCATTGATCGTCGGTTCAATTTGAGTTGCACAGTACTTATCGAGTACGTCAACGATTGCTGACTTCTCTTTACCAGCAAGATTCTTCTCAACAAGAGCACCAAGAGTAATATAGGTAGAATCGGTATCAGCGTAAAAAGAATAATCAACATCCTTAGTACCTACTTCCTTATTTACAAATTCGTTTAGTTTTTTAGCAACCGACCTAATTAAAAACTGACCAGTCATAGTAATACCTTCGGCAATACGAATATCGTAATACCTAAAGTGAATATTACCCATTGCACCGTAAAGTGAGTTCATCAAGATCTTAGCAGCCATCTGCTTGGAGTTAAGACTAGAGATCAAACCAAGATACTTTTTATCTTTAGTTTCCTCGTACATAGTCTGGGCAGCTAACATTTCTTTCTTCGCCACCTGCCTGGAGGTAAAGTAAAACTCAATAAGCTCAGGAAATATACCTTTCTTAGTTCGAGTAAAACTCTGTCCATTTGCAGTCATAGACCAATTATTCTTATGCAACTCTGACGTATTCACCTCGTGATCAATTAACCGCTGAATCGATCTCTCGTCATCTGCTAAGAACTTTTGACCATCTACCAACGTCTCTGGAGACATATTCCAGGTCATAATAATAGAAGGATACAGGGAGGTAGCGTCAAAAGATACTACCCAGTCGTAGCGAGAAGGTTTAGGTTCCTTAACATACGCACCCATGATAGTACGATCCTTATCTGGATCTACACCTGGTGGGTTATGTACAATAATATTATCTTTCAACAACTTATTGTATAGGATACAATCCCAGGTTCTTACAGATGAAAAGATATCGGTATAGTTACACTTAGCATCATAAGCCATCGTAAGAATCAAGTTAATGATCCTCATCTTATCTTCTAACCTATCTACCAACTCTACGTCGCGGATATTATAGTCTACGAATAGTTCCCAGTCCTTGGTATAGAACTCTTTAAACGTTGCATGAGGATTCTTTAACTTATTCTCACCGAGCTCTTCCATAGCAACGGTATCCAGTTTATAGTTCTCAACCATCTTATAAGAAAACTTCTTATACAGATCCATAAAGTCGAGAATAGAAATACCGCACCATTCATACGCCAATTGAGTACGACCACGGGCAGTCGGTACTTCATATTGTCTGATAATACCCCATGGGGAGCATTCATCCAAGGCTTTCTCACCAAGTACTTTTGTAATGCGAGAAGATAGGTATGCAATATCGAATAACTGACTATTCCAACCTGTCGTTACATCAGGGTAATCGGACTTATGATGATTAATAAACTGACGTAGAAGATCAAACTCGTCCTTACATTGAACGTATATGGAATTAGGTTTCTTGCTTAGATAAGGACCGCAGCCAAACGTTGTAATTACTTTAGTATTAAAGTCCTGTACAGATATAAGAGTGACTTGCTCTTGAGCGGTCCTGGGTTCAGGGAACCCGTATTCCGTTGTCGTCTCAATATCGATAGTCACAATCTTCATCAACGATATATCGAATTCAATCATATCAGGGAACATCTTACTGATGAACTGATACGTATAACTTCTATTACCGAAGATAGGAAAGTTACTTACCTCTTTATATTGCTCAACAAAGTTTCTTGCTTCTTTAATCGTACTGAACTTAATCTTTTCGAGATTTTCACCCCACAACGACTTAAATTCTGATGGCTTACCAGAACGAACATAAAGGGTAGGTTGGAAAGGAATCTTTTGATTTACACGTTTTCCGTCTTTAAAACCACGAAAATGAACGTAATTTCCACGCGTATAGATATTAGTATAGAAGAGCATTTGCTTATTATAGGTGCTTTCGAATACTTATGCCACCCTACGGGACCATAAATAAAAGAATATGATAATGAATTATAACACGAAAGTGAGTGAATAGCGACTAAACACTACCCAAAAGGAAAAGTAAATGACATACAAGTACAAAAAGCTTGTTGCAATGCTTTTTGTTATGATATCTGGGAGCATTAATGCTCAGACATTGATCAATCAAGGCACTTATGACTCTAAAAGCCTTGTTGATACCAACAGTACTACTACTAGTACCAGTACAATTAACACCAATAACGTTAATAGTGGCACAGTCACCACTAACAACAACACCGCATTGAGTGGCGGTACGACCAACACCAATAACAACAATAACGTTAATAGTGGTACAGTAACCAACAACAATAACAATAACAATGTTATGAGTGGTTCAGTTACCTATACAAATAACAATAATAACAATAACGTTAACAGCGGTACTCAAACGTTTAACAATAACAACGTTAACACGGGCGACATGACTAACCGCAACATTAATACTAGTACCAGTGTGAATACTAATAATAATGTTAACACTGGTGATATGACAAATCGTAATATTAATACTAGTACGTCTACATCAAACAATACCAATACTAACATTAACAGCGGTACAATGACCAATAATAACAATAATGTTAATACTGGTACAATGACTAATAACAACAACAATACAAGTACGAGTGCTAATCAAAACGTTAACCAAAACAATAACGTTAATAGCGGAGATATGACTAACCGTAATATTAATACCAGTGATATTACACAACGTATTATTCAACCTCCTCCAACCGCAGTTGCACCTACCATGATGTCAGGCGGTAATGCTGACTTATGTAGTACAGGAACCAGTGGTAGTGTACAAACTCAAATCTTTGGTGTAAGCAGTGGCGGAACAGTCCGTGATATGAATTGCGAACGCTTAAAGTTATCTAAAACTCTTTATGACATGGGCATGAAAGTAGCCGCAGTTGCCACCATGTGCCAAGACCGTAGAGTTTTTGATGCCATGATGGCCGCAGGTACACCTTGCCCTTATGAAGGTCAGATCGGCGCTCAGGCTAAAGCTTCTTGGGAAGCTAACGCAGATAAAATACCAAAGTTAGACGAGGCAAAAACAGATGACACATATAAGAAAGTTGGCATTGGCGCTCTTCTTGGGGCTCTTGTGTTCAAGTTATTCTAACAGTCAATCTATTGACCCTGTTACCGGTAATTTAATAAATTACGGTATTGGTCCCACGGAAACAACAAGTACGTGGAACAACGGTGTCTATGTCAACCAACTGTGCTTTGGAGCAGGACAACCGGGTAACTGTGGTCCAAATCCCAGCATTAGAGAAGGAAACAATATCAACTTCTCTTACGGTACTGTAGACTTAAATCAAATTGTTAATATAAACAAGGCCCTATCTATCGGTGGAAGCGGTGTACAACTTAGCGGGTTCAACTTTGGCTTTATGGCCAAGAACGGCAACGGTTGGGATGATGGTAGACAAGATTACCTGGGTGCGTATGTTAAATTTTACAATTCAGCAGGCAGTCTTGCCTCAACTTATGATTACACAGCACAGACTAATCAAAAATATAACTGGACACTGTTTAACTTTAGTGAAACATTTGCCAGTCCAGTTGCCGCTTCAACTTATGGTAACGCACAGGTAGGCTTTGTGGGTAGAGATAATAATTTCTGGGCTGGTACGTATGGCCCTGAAATTTACAATGTAAACTTTAGTTTGAAATATTCAGTTAGGCCCGACCCGTGTATAGCTGATCCATTATCAAGCCCAACTTGTCCAGGGTATGCTTTGGCTACTGTCAAGAATTCAATATTAGGATCTACAGTATCAAACGCATCAGTGACCTCGTATGTACCTACAATCAACTATGCATTAGCTTCTCCGGCTTCATTAGGATCCGCTGCAGGTCCTGACTTTAATAACCCTGCGCCAGGTCCACAAGGACCACAAGGACCAATGGGACCAGTAGGCCCGCAAGGACCAATGGGACCGGCTGCTGGACCACAGGGACCAGATTCAAATCAAAATTCTGGCGGCCCTATGGACAGTCCATCGCAACTAGGTCCACAGGGACCTCAAGGGCCTGCCGCGGGACCGCAACCTGCAGGTGGTCCACCACAACAAACACAGTCTCCTTCACAACCGAGTTCAGGCCCAAGTCAAGCAGGCCCGGCTGCAGGTCCAAATAGATCAAACGATGGCCCTAAAATGACACCGGGTGCTGCATTAAGTGTGGCGAGAACTGCGCAGGAAAAAGACAAGGCAGTACAGGCAACGGCTGTACAAACTGCAACTAGAGCATTTGAAAGTGCTATGCAAAGTTCGCAAACTGCTAGTAACACTGCAATCGTAATGAATCAAGATATGAGTGCTAGTAGTGCGATTGCCGCGGCTCAATTTTCTAGTCAGACAACACAGTCAAGTATGCAAATGTCTGGGCAGACACAACAAATAAACAATGCAGGACAAACCTATAGCGGTACCGGACTTTCTGTTGCTAAAGCCAATACCAATGTATTCAGTGTAGATAGTTTAAACAGTACTACAACAGGACAGGTATCTAGTCAAACATTATCTGTAATGCAATTCCGTAATGAATCAAAAAATTATGAAGTAGAAGAACCTCCAATGCAAGTAGCCGGGGTTGGCGGCATAGGTAGAGCCGGGAATCCATTGTCAGATATGATGAATCAACGATTGGACATGATGCAAACTAACGTGGAACAACGTACTGAATCTGTTAAAAAGAATGTACAACCAAACGACTTAGCCGGTGGCGTTGATGTTGCCGCTATGGCACAGATTCCAAAAGGGTATGAAGCATACAGCTTAATTGTACTACGCGATGCTCCTTTTTATAAACCTGAAACAATATACAAAAACAACCGAACAGTTGACAATGTAAGATTACTAAGAGGGTTAACAGGTGGCAGTGATGCCAAACATCAACAAATGGTTGATCAACAATACAAATAAGGAAGTAAAATGGCAGAAGAAATTAAGAACGTTAACGCTAAGATTGACGAAGCAGAAGCAGCAGTAAAGAAGTATGCAAGTAAAGACACTGTTATCAGTATTGGTGGTTATGAATTTACACCTGCAAAACTCATGGTTGCATTTACCTTAGTATCATCTACACTAGGTGGGTTGTATGGTGCTTTTGAAGTATACAAAGATTATCAAGGCATGAAGAAAAAGATTGCTGAATATGTTACCCCTGACTTAACTGAAATTTATAAGAAGATGGAAGTGTTGGACGCTAATACCAGTAAGATGGTTGAGTATACAGATACAATCAAGATAGACCTTAAAGGTGATGTTCGTAGATTGGAAAGTGTAGTTGAGAATGTTGAGCGTAGTAGCAAGACTGATCAACGACTAACCGATACTGGAATGAAAGAAATCAAACGTGATGTTGATGGAACTGTAAAAGAAATTAAACGCGATGTTGATGCAACTTTAAAAGACATCAATCGCGAACTGGTCAAGAATCAAAAAGAAACACAAACTGAAATAAGAGCTCTAAGAACTGAAGTAGATTCTAAAATTAAAAAGGCATTGGATAATCCATTGTCAAACTAAAATGTTCGGCACCGCTCTTGCTATCTACATGTACGTACAAGCACCACAATGTATTAGGTGGACTTGGAGTGGCGATGTTTATAATAGAAAAGTGGTATGTTTAGAGTGGCGTAAAAAAGAGAAAGAGGAGAAGAAAAAATGATTGATCCGATCACAGCATTAGCAGGCATTACGTCTGCTATTAGCATGGTTAAGAAGGCAGCCAAGGTTGCCAATGACCTCGGCTCCCTTGCTCCCATGATAGGTAAAATGTTTGATGCTAAGAGTACTGCCACTAAAGCATTAGTTGAAGCTAAAAAGTCTAAGAAAGGTTCCAACATGGGAACCGCTCTTCAGATTGAGATGGCGTTAGAGCAGGCCAGAGCTTTTGAAGAAGAACTAAAGTTACTGTTTATGCAGACGGGCAAGATAGACGTCTGGAATAAGATCAAGGCTCGTCAAGCAGAAATGGATGCAGACGATGCTAATGATTTAAGAATGTTTAACGATCAAGAACGTAAACGTAAACAAAAAGAAGCAGAATTAAATGAATGGGGAATAATTATAGGTGCAGTTGCATTTATCGTATTCATATTTGCTATTGGTAGTTATGAACTGATACAATGGTGTCAAACAAGTGCAAGGTGTGGAAGATGAACGAATATCAAAAAACTTTTGATATGTGTTTAAAAATATTTGTGTATGGTAGCGTGGCGTTATATTTTTTAGGGTTCTTAAAATTCTTACCTGATGACTTATCGGATAGATTGGTTAATGGTTTGATAGGTAGATTTCTACCTGGTTAATAAATAATAAAAGGAGAAAATTATGTTAGATATTTTACTTTGGGTAGCAGTAGGTGCATTTATTGGCTGGAATTTCCCCCAACCATTCTGGGCTAAGATAATGCAAGAAAAAATACAAGCAATGATTGCAAAGAAATAAAGGAAGTAGTATGGCAGAAGAAAATAAACCTTTAAGTAGAAGTGAACGTGAAGCTCAGATCAAAGACAAAGCAGGGTGGCTTATTACCGTACTTGCTGCACTTCTGGCCATTAATACCTATATTGCTTCTGGCAATAGTTCTAAGGTGTTAAACAATACTATTAAAGCGAACGATACCTGGGCGTTCTTTCAAGCTAAATCTATCAAGCAGACACTGGCTGAAATGGCTAGAGACGACGCACTTGAGAGAAAACAATTTGAAAAAGCAGATAAATTAACTGCTAAAATTAACAGGTACGAGAGTGAACCAGCAACAGGTGAGGGTAAGAAAGAGTTAATGGCTAAAGCACGTGCGCTTGAAGCAGAGCGTGACGAAGTTCGTAAATCAGGACCCTGGATGACATTTGCAGGTTCTGGGTTTCAGATTTCAATCGTTCTACTATCAGCTAGTATCTTAGCCGTTGCACCTGCCCTGTATGTAGCAAGTATTGCGGTTGGTGCATTATCTGCGTTACTGATGAGCCAAGGAATATGGCTCTGGTTACCACTAACTCTGTAAAGCAATAAATTCGGCTTCAGGTATTCGTACCTTGCCATTTTTACTTCCAAGTACGATAACGATACGGCGGCCAACTTCCGTATCTAACATCATCACAATGCAGCCACCGGCTGCATTTGTCGTTCCGGTCTTACTAACAATAAAGCTATGACGCTTACCAACGATAGGGTTAGTATTAGTAAAAGTCTGAACTTGCTTACCGGTCTTAATCGTTAATACTGGCGTTTGACTAGCTTTGACAATTTCAGGGTAGTAACTTGCTTCAAATACTAATTTTAGCAAATCTAATGCTGTGCTAATATTCATTGGACTGAGACCTGTTGGGTCAACAAACTTTGTCTTAATCATCCCTAATTCATAAGCTTTTGCGTTCATGTATTGAATACATTGAAACCGACCACCAGGAAAATGATCACACAAAGCTTTTGCAGCATTGTTATCAGATCTAATCATCGCAATTTGAATAAGCTGTTCTCTGGTATACTTACCAATTTTTTCTTGCATATCCTGCTTGTTATCAAGCACAGCCATAACAGTCATCAGCTTAGTAATACTGGCAATAGAACGAACTACATTAATATTTGAGCCTTCAATCAAGTTACCTTGATCGTCAGTCTCCAACCAGCTCTGGGCGGTAATGTTAACCGCAAACGCATTACTAACAAATAGTAATGCGGCAAGTACAAATAACTTCATCATGATAGTACCCTGCCTTTACGCCAACCTTCAGGAATAGTTTCATGACCAAGTATTGATTTATTATTATCACCGTTGGTTATCCACATTTTACCGTATTGAGAATTTTTAGCCCCTTGCTGGTGACCTATCTTACTAAACGTATTTTTTTTATTTTGAATCGCAAGGGGAGTATTAGC